TGCTTGATGAAGTACTGACCCATCGGGCCGGGGGCGCGGACTTCTCCGACTGGCATGGCTCGCTCCATCGCGGCCTACGGCGCTGAGGGTGCAAAGACCTCGTCCGCGGAGCTCGCCACTACAGCTCGTTCCATCCATTGGTTCAGCGTCTGCGCATCGGAGCACTGCTCGATGGCGACGAGATGCTCCTTCGTGGTCGACAACTTCCGGATCGTCAGCACGGAAAGCAGGCTCTGCCGAATGCCTTCGCTACGTCCTCGCTCAATTCCCTGTTCGATCCCTCGCTCGATGCCTTGATTGATGAAGTACTGACCCATCGGGCCGGGTGCGCGGACTTCTCCGACTTGCATGGCTCGCTCCATCGCGGCTCTCAGCGCGGGGCCGAAGGCCTCATCCATGACCTGAAGATAGTAGCCGACCACTTCTGGGTCGAGCGAGCTGGCCGGCAGGCCGTTCGCAGCCGCTTTGACGACCTTGAAGTCTTCCAACTCGTGCCCGTGCGCGAGCGCGGAAAGGATGCCCAGGGTCGGGAACCGCTGCACCACGGCCTCGTCTTCGAGGCGCGGAATCAGGTCCGGTCCCAGTACTCGCGCCCGCCAGGTGGTGAGATCGTCGAGGCCAATCGGCCGACGGGCGCGGGCAGCGACCACCGGATCGAGCGCGACGACGAGAACCACGGCGGGACATTCGTGGCGCGCCCGGGTCTGCATCGCGTAGAGGGGCCACGTAAACTCCTTCCTCCGGTCCCAGTCGCGCTGCACCTCCAGAACGACCGCGCCTTCCAGGCGGCCGGCCGCTCCCTTGAGGAGGAACACGGCGTCGGCGCGGAGCTGCACGGGAGCCGCCTCCGAGAGGTCGGAGTCGGCGACGACGCACGCGACGTCGCGCGGGAGTCGTTGTGTGATCCCCTGCATGGTTTGAGAAATGAAGCGGAACGGGATGGAACACACTGGAACCGCTCGCCTGCTTGCTGAACGCGCGCAGACGACGCCCGGCCTTCTCACACCATCGGGCTTCGATTCGGCGGGCCGGGACGCGGCCTTTTCGCTCGGCGTCGCCTGGACGGGCTGCAAGGCGTCGTGGGCGGCCGGATTCGCTGGAGGCGGTGGCAGGGGCCTCCAGAAGCCCGTTCGAGCCACCTTGCGCCTTCGGAGCGCGCCGGTTTCTCAGACCACACGCGATCCGCATTGATCGCGGCCCGGAGGAATGCAGGGCGCCGCGGATAGGTCTCATACCTCTTCTGTTGTCAAAGAGCGTAGTGCCCAACGGGGGAACCTCACTCTGCTCCGGGCGGCTTGTGCTCGCGGACGATGGCCATCAGGAGGAAGCCGGAGACGCCCATGCGGCGCTCCTTCCACGCGACGGTGTTGCCGGTGCGCTGGTCTCCCGCGTTCGTTGGCCGCGTGTTGCCTTCGATGGTGCGGAGGTGGCCGTTGGGCAGGTACTCCGCGACGAGCGCCGCGTGGCCATCCCAGTCGTCGGCGTCCGGGTTGTGGGAGAAGATCGCGATGTCGCCGGCCTGAGGCTTGCCGAGGCCCCATTCGATGTCGTCGGCGGTGTAGACGTCGAAGGCCGCCGGGTCGGCGGAGACCTCCGACAGGAACGTGAAGCAGCGCGCGATGCGCGGGAAGTGGTTCGCGGGCTCGGCGACGTGGAGGGAGAAGAGGGCGAACGAGAGGCACCACATGCTCTTCAGCGGGATGCGCATCCAGCGGTTGAAGACGGTGCCGTCGTGCGTGCCGAGGTAGCTGGCCGCGACCTGGACGGGGGTCATCCGCGCACCAATGCTGTTGGCTCGCGGACCATCACGAAGACGCGGTCCTGTCCGGCGCTGCCGGTGACCATGACCTCGCGGAGTTCGCCGAGTTCAACCAGGCGGTCGATGAGTGCGAGCTTGTACCAGCCGTCCCCCTCGACGGCGGACATGAGCTTGTCCGCGCGAACGACGCCTGCGACGCGGCAGGCATCCTCTGCCGCGCGCAGCACCTTCAACAGGTCCCTTTGGGCGGTGAGGACCAAATCCCTGAGGTTCTTGTAGGCGTAGGGCATCGCTACAGCCCACTCATCGCGAGCCCGACCATGACGAAGAACCCGGCCGAGGTGATGGCGAGCGCGATGGGATTCGTCTTCAGTTTCTCAACGAGCTGGTAGCGCCAGCCGCCGAGGAACGCGAGCCACAACACTGCGGTCACCAGCGCGAGCAGCAGGCGGATCACACGCTGGCCGGCGAGGCGCGGAATGCTGATGTCCGGGTGAAGCCAGGAGACGACGCCGAGGAACGCGACGATCGCGACGATGAGAACGAGCATGACGTGGTTTTCGTTGAGGCCGTGCTCTCGCCGTCGGTGGATAGCTCGCGGGTCCGGAGGCCCGAGGAGAGGACGAAGAATCGCTCCCACCGGAACGACGATCGCGATGATGCAGATGAGCAGGATGGTGATGTCGAGCGGAGCGAATTCCATGTGCGACCTCAGGGGAGAGTCGCGGTGCCGACGAGGCCCAGCGACGGTTGAAGGTTGGCTTGCGTGAACGTGGCGAACGCGCCGAGGGAGAAGGGGCCGAGCAGTCGATACGAGACGAACGCGAGGTACTGAGGACCCACGGCGAGCGGCGCGAAGGTCGGAGCTGCTGCGACGCCGAAGCCGAGAGTCCAGCGCGGCTGGTTCGTGGTGATCCGCGTCTCCTTCGTCGTGGTGTCGCGGGCTTCGGTGCGTGCCACGTCGAACGTGAGGGCGTGTTGTTCGTCCTCCTTCGCGCGCTCGCGGTAGATCACCTCGCCCTGCTCGGAGACGGCGCCAGACGGTGCGGTGTAACGCACGTACTTCGTCACCTGCTCGCGTTCGACCGACTTCGTGACTGCGTCCCAGAGGACGAGCTTCTGCACTTCCTGCAGGCGGACGATCTCGTGTCGATAGGCCTGCAGCTCGACGCGCGCAGGGCGGCCGAAGAACACGCTGCCGGCGCCGAGGGCGAAGAGGAGGACTCCGCCGAGCAGCTCGACGTAAATGCGACGCGGGGCGGTCACTTCGCGCCTCGCTTCTGCAGCTTCGCAGCGACGCGGAGGAGCACGAGGTAGCCCATGAGGTCCTGAGTTGTGTCCTCGTCGGCCGCGCTCTCACCAGATGTACGGATGCGCGAGAGCTTGTCGTCGATACGAACGCGAAGCTGCTCGACGGGGTCGGCCTTCGAAAAGACGCGGGTGGGCTCCAGTGCCGAGTTGCCGTACTTCTCGTTCTTCAAGAGGAGGAGCGCCTTCAGCGCATCGCACTCGTGGATGATCAGCTGGCGGATGTCGTCAGTCATTTACCCCTCCCGACGAGATCGCGACGGAGCGCGAGCGCAGCCTTGCCGACGTTGAAGCCCCACCCGGGGTCCGTGCCTTTCGGAATCTGCGTGGTCTCGCCCGTCTTCGTGTTCGTCCAGCGGACCATGACGATGGGCGGTGACTGAGAGAGGCCGCCGCGCTTCGCGGCCTCGGTCGTGCCCATCTGCCGCGTCTTGCACTTGCAGCCATAGCCGTTCGGCGTGAAGTAGATGTCCCAGAAAGGATCGTCCGCCGGGAGGCGCGTGCCGGCGAGCGCGACGTGCGCCATCCGGTGATGTTCGGAGGGGCCGAGTTCGTACTCCAGAATCGGCAGCAGGTCCTTCGTCTGCTCGATGCGCGCCCACTCGGAGGCGGCGCGCGCGGTGCGCATGTTCGCGTCGAAGATGATCTGCAGACGGCGAGGGCTGCCGAGCTGCACGGTCTTCGTCTCGCCGGTGGTCGGGTCGGTGACGTCCTTCGATCCCCACCAGCCTTTCGCCTGGAGCGCGGGCGTCAGGTCCTTCGCCCATGCACGGAAGCCCTGACCGTTCGCCAGTGCGTCCTCCAGCGACGCCTTGATGTCGTCCAGGACGTCGCTCGTCGTGGCCTTCGCGACGGTGAAGCTGACCGCGTGCTCCTCCTGCCACACCTCGCGCCAGTCGAACGCGGGACGCAGCTGCTTCCCCTCCACGAACTGGAGGGCTTGTTGCGGCGGTTCGCTCCGTGTGTAGGTGCCCGCCATTAGTCACCCTGCTCTCCGACGACGCGCGCCTTGAAGAACGCGAGAGCGAGGGCGTCACGAAAGGCCTTGGGGTCGACGGAGGCGCGAAGCGACTCCAGTCCCGCCAGGAAGTCCTTCTCGTTCGCGGACATGCGTGCCAGCTCGCGCACGGGCCCCACGATGGATTCGATTTGAGGCTGCCAGCCCTGCAGCGCCATGTCGCGCAGCCGGTCGATCTCGTCTTCGACAGCGGCGCGGGCGATGGCCGGAGCCGTCGTCGAAGTCGGTGCGGTGGGCGCGGCCTTCTGCAGCGGACGCAGGAGCTTCGCACCTGCCTTCGGAGCGGAGAGGCCCAGCTCGGAGCGAATGTCCTCGTCGGAGACTTCGAACCCTCGGTCAATGAGACCCGGGAGCACCTTCTCCAGCATCGCGAGGTTCGCGGGCTTCGGGCGGGCGTAGACGACGCGCGGGTAACGGCCGCTCTTCGGCGTGCCGTGGCGCAGGAACGTGAAGGGCTCGCCGAGCCCGGAGGAGACGGAGCCGCTGAGGCGCTGCAGGTCGTAGTCGGTGCGACCCTCGCTGACGCGTTCGTGGACCTCGCCCTTGTAGTTGCCGCCCTCGGCGTCGGTCGTCATGGTCTGGCCGAGGACGCCCTTCGACATTTGCTTGTCGAGGTAGTCGGCCAGCTCGCTGAAAATCTTCCCACCACCGGTGGCCGAGCTGGCCTCCTGGAATTCGATCTTCATCGACTCCGGGATGACGGCCGCGGCGTCGGTGCCCATGTTCACGACGGCATTGATGAGCTTCGCGACGTCCTCTTCCGTCGCACGCGGGCCGTAGCGACCGACGCGGAGCGGGAGACCGAACACCTCCGCGAACGCGAGCCAGTCACGCAGGACGAACGACTTCACGCAGTACGCAGCCGCGGCGAGACGACTGAGACCACCCCGCACCGGCAGACCGCTCTTCAGGCCGGGCGTGTGAGTGATCCACTTGTAGGGCTTCAACGGCACGCCATACGACGGGTCGCGGTCGTCCAGGAGACGCAGCTCCTCGCCGGTGAGGTGGTCGAATCGGAAGAAGCGCGGGTCGCGCCACTTCAGTCGGGTGGGCGTCCACGTGAGCGGGTCCCAGCAGATCTCGACGGCCGCGTAGCCCTTGCCGATGGCATCGGAGAGGTCGAACGCCAGCGTGCTGGTAACGGCTTCCTTCAGGAACGCTTCGAGGTCCTGCGCGTTGGCCATGTCCTCGGCCGAGTCGGAGCCCGGCACGACGACAGGAGGCACGGAGGACATCGCGAGCCGGCGGCTCGACAGCACGCTCTGGTAGTGCAGTTCGCGTTCTTCCATCTCCTCCGCCAGCGTGAGCTGCGCGATGGCGTTACCCTCGTTGGCGGAGCGAATGATCGACGCGAGACGGTCCGGCGTGAGGTCGGTCGCGATGGTCGAGTGGTAGATCGACCGGACGCCCGACACAGTGGGCCCGCCCACCTCGGACATGAGCAAGGCCGTGTCGATGGGCCGGCCGAACTGGTCGACGAGTTGCGACTTCACAGGATGCCTCCGTGCCGGAGGCGAATGCCGGCGGTGGTCTGGATGAGCCGCGAATCACTCCGGCGGCCGCCGGCGTCGCGACTCATGATCGAGCGGTACTCGGAGGGCGGCGCGAACGACGCGGAGTGGAGTTCGTAGATCTCAGCGCCCATCCGAGCGGCGACGTCCATCATCAGCAGCGCGACGAACGAGTCGCCGTGGCGTTGCTTGTTCGTGCCGGTGCGAATCGCAGGCAGCGTCGGCCGGCCTTTGATGACCTGACACGCGCGCAGGTCCGACAGCACGTCGTCGTCCTTCGGAATCCAGATGGTCCCGTCTTCGAAGGAGGCTTTGAACGGAGGGCAGTGCTCGTCGTACCAGAGCGCTGTGATCTTCACTTCCTGGATGAGCGACGTGCCGTAGCGCTGCGCGGCGACCTCGGCGAGATAACCGCCGTTGCCCGTGGCGTCGAAGGCGCCGCCTGCGAAGCGCGGCAGCCGGTCGAGGATGTAAAAGACGATCTGCGCCTGCTGCTCGAACGGCATGTTGCGCAGCTCGACGAGGAAGGGCACGCGCTTCGTGAGGTCCTGCTCGATGGTGCCGGGCGCGAGGACGGTGAGATCCGCGACGCGCGCGAAGTCCTCACCGAACACGTGTGAGCGCTCGCGCGGGAGCGCGGCGAGGAGCTGCTGCAGATTCTCATCGCACCACTCGGCGGTGATCTGCTCGCGCTCCTCTTTCGGCAGCGACTTGAAAGCGTCGTCCTGCTTCCACCGGACGATCGGCGCCACGAACATGCGGTCGACGATGGTCTGCCGGCCGATGTACGCGCCTCCGGAGTTCTTCGGCACGCACAGCAGCTCTTCCTGCGCGTCGTCGCCGTAGAAGTCGAACAGCTCCGCGCGCCAGTCCGCTTCCGACTCCGGCGAGTAGACCCACTCACCGTCGGAGCTGAGGCACATGCGCTGGTACAGGCCGTCAGCGAGCGCTTCGTCGAGCGTGGTGCGATGGAGTGAGAAACGGCCGCGGCCCTTCTGTGTCTTGTCCTGCTTCCCGGCCTTCACGTCTTCGACGAGCGCGTGGAAGGCGTTCTCCACGCCGTCGTACGTCGAGATGATGGCGACGCGACCCTTCGGCCACATCAGGAGCGCGATGGCGGCCTTCAACAGCTCGTCGAGCGATTCGTGGAAGGCGGCCTCGTCGATGATGACGAAGCCTTTCTTGCCGCGCAGGTTCGTCGGCCGGCCGGAGAGCGCCGTGATGCGGTAGCCGCTCTCGAATTCGATGATGAAGCATTTGATTTGGGTCTTGCCGTCGTCGTCCTCGAAGACCTTCTCTTCTTCCCAGCCGGCCCTCACAAACCCATGCAGGTGCTTCGACCAGAAGGCGCAGTCTCGAATAAATTCGAGCGCCATGTCCTTGTTGTAGCCGATGTACCAGCTGTCCATTCCGCTCGACGCGGCGGATACGCGCAGCAGCAGGCGTCGCGGATGATGGACGACACCGCGGGCTCCACGAAAAAGCTCGAGGCGGCGACCACGCGACTCAGCATCGAGCTGGGCAACTCGCTCCTGCCGCAGACGCGTCGCGTGGAGGAGCGCTTCGCCTCGTACATCAACACGGCGGCGGAGTTCACGCAGAAGCACCAGACGGCTGCGTCGGTCGTCCTGTACACCGTCGGCGCCGTCGGTGCGCTGGCCGGCACTGTGGCGCTCACTGCAGGCGCGCTATCCGTCCTCGCGAGCGCGGCCGGCGTCGGTGCGGTGGCGCTCGGTATCGAGGCGACGGGCGCGGAGATCGTCGGCGGTGCGTTCGCGCTCGCGGGCGCCAGTGCGACGTCGTTGGCCACGGCCACGGGCGGCGCGGTCGTCGGAGGCATGGCCGCGGCGGCCGACTCCGTGCTGCTCTTCAGCGGCGCCCTGCTCGCGTCTCCGCTGGCGCCCTTCGCGCTGGGTGCGCTCGCCCTCGGCGGCGCCGCCACGCTCATCTATCGGAACTGGGAGCCGCTGCACGAGTTCTTCACGTCCTGGTGGGACGGGCTGCTCTCCGACTGGAACGGCGGCCTGGACTCGTTCGTGACCAGCTGGGTCACCGGCGTCGACAAGATTCGGGCGACGCTGCCGAGCTGGGCCGGCGGGACCGACGCGACCGTGGCCACCGGTCCGGCCCTGCCCTCCTCGAACGCCAGCTCGAACGGCGCGCCCTTCCGCGGCGAGCTGCACGTGAAGATCGACTCGGAGGGGAAGTCGCGCGTCCACTCGATGCGCACCTCCAGCGGCTTCGATATCAGCACCGACACCTCCTATTCGATGGCGGGTGGCTGATGCCGGCCTTCGACAGCGGCATCGCAGGCTCACCTTCGCGGACCAACGCGGCGACGCGCACGTGGCTCGAAGTGCTGGAAAGCCGCGAGGCCGAGGGCCGCTTCCCGTGGACGTTCCGCGGCGAGTCGTTCTTCGTCGAAGGCGAACTCGACACGCGGTTCGGCCGCCGCACTCAGGTCGACGAGTTCATCGACCAGGACGCGCCGAGCGTGAACGACCTCGGCCGCATGCCGCGCCGGTTCAAGCTCACCTGCGTTGTCGTGGGCTCGGACTACCTCACGTATCGCGACCGCCTCTTCGACGCGTTCGAGGGTGCCGGGCCCGGGCCGCTCGTTCACCCGACGCTCGGTCCCGTGCGCGTCCAGGTGGAAGGCGAGGTCCGTCTCCGCGAGAGCACGCGCGAAGGCGGCCGCGCCGCGTTCGAGGTGCAGTTCGTCCAGGTGAACGACGCCAGCCTCCAGATCTCGCCGGAGACGGCCAGCGCGGTCCACACGGCCGTCGTGGCGCTGCAGGCGCAGCTGGAGGCGGACTTCGGTCGCCGCTTCAACCTGACGGCGCTGGCGGGCCCATGGGCCGCTCGCGGGCTGGCGGCGCTCTCCGCGGTGACGCGCAACCTGTACGGAATCGAGTCGAAGGTCGGGCAGGCGTTCGGGGCGCTGGATCAGGTGGAAGCTCAGGTCGCGGATCTGAAGGACGTCTCCTCCGCGCTCGCCCGTTCGCCGGGCGACTTCGCGGGCAACGTCATCGGCTTCCATATCCTCATGTGCTCGGTCGCGAAGACGTTGGCGGCCAACTACCAGGAGAGCACCCGCCGGGTCGCGCAGCTCCGGAAGTTCGCGGCCACCGCGCGCATGTTCGCGGAGGCGAGCGCGGCCGTCGTCGCGGTGACGCCCTTTCCGACGGCGCTGGCGGCCCTGCTGCACGACACGGCATCGCGTCGGCAGGACGCAGCGAACCGCGCGGCGACGGAGGACCTGACGCGACGGGCGGGCCTCGCGTCCGCGTGCGACCTCGCGTCAGTGATCGAGTTCGCCTCGGCCGACGACGCGAACGAGCTGCTCGCCTTCCTGGTCTCGCGCTTCGACGCGGAGGAGCTGACCGCGGAGCCGGAGGTGTACGAGGCGCTCGTCGACCTGCGCTCGGCCATCGCCGCGCACCTGCTCGCGCTCACTCTCACGCTGCCCGGGCGATCGCACTACACGCCGGCGCGCACGCTGCCGTCGCTCGTCGTCGCGTACCAGCTGACCGGCGACGCATCGGCCGAGGCGGACGTGGTGGAGCTCAACTTCATCCGTCACCCGATGTTCGTGCCGGGCGGCGAGGAGCTGAGCCTGTGACGGACCTGACTCTTGAATTGAACGGCGCGCGTTACAAGGGCTGGAAAACGGTGTCGGTGAAGCGTTCCCTGGAGGAGCTGGCGGCCTCGTTCGAACTGGAACTCGCGGACCATTGGTTCGAAGGGATGGAGCCCATTCCCATCAACGAGGGCGACGCCTGCGCGCTCTACGTTGGGAAGGAACCCATCCTGACTGGTTGGGTCGACGAGGCGTTGCCGTCGTACTGGGGGCGCAATACAAAGCTCAGTGTGAACGGGCGCTCGCTCGCGGGCGACCTCGTTGACTGCGCGGCCATCCACAAGGGCGGCGAGTGGTCGAAGGCGACCATCGACCGCATCGCGTCCGACCTGGTGAAGGGCTTCAACGCGCCGAACGGCATCCGCATCACGTCCGACGGCGCCGACATCAGCCGGCCCATTCATTTCGCGCTCGGCGACGGTGAGTCGGTATCAACCGCGCTCGAACGGGCGTGCCGGCTGCTCGGCGTCCTGCTGACCAGCGACGGCAACGGGACGCTGGTCTTCGCGAAGCCCGGGGCGGAGACGACGCAGACGCTGCTGACCGACGGCGGCCGCATTCTTGGCGCAGAGCGTGTCTCGTCCCAGAAGGAGCGTTACTCCGACTACTTCGTGAAGGCCCATGCGAAGGCCACGGCCATCGACCGGCTGTTCGACGTGAAGGCGGCCTCGTTCGAGGGCCACGCGAAGGACCCGGCGGTGAAGCGGTACCGGCCCGTCGTCGTGATGTCCGACGACACCGTGCAGCTGTCGGCGCAGCGCCGCGCCGAGTGGCAACGCGACGTGCGAGCGGGCCGCGCGGATCGAGTTCGGTACACCATCGCCGGCTGGCACACCGACGAGCAGAAGGTGTGGTCGCCGAACCTGCTCGTTCCGGTCGTCGACGCTCGACTGAACATCGACCAGTGGATGCTGTGCGTGGAAGCGACGCTCACGCTGGGACGTGAGGGGAAGCGGACCGAGCTGGAGCTGTGTGATCCGCGCGCCTTCGAGGTGGAAGTGCCGGAAGGGCGCCGGAAGCCGCGGTCCCACAACGCCCACGCGAAGCCGGGGAAAGCATGAGCGCCGCGCAGATCACCCGGGAAAAGCTCGAGAGACTTCTGACGCCCATCCGCAACATGGTGCGCCGGACGGTGACGCGCGGCTTCCTGTCGCTGCTGACAGAGGGCAACGGCGTCCAGTTCGTGCAGCTGGAGACGGGCCGCGACACGACGCGCGACGAAGTGGAGCACTTCCAGCCGTTCGGGTTCGCCAGCTTCCCGCTGAAGAACGCGCAGGGGCTCGTCTTCACGCTCAACGGCACGCCGGAACACCTCGTCGTGCTGAACCTCTTCAACCCGGACAAGCGGCCGACGGACCTGCAGGAAGGCGAGTGCGGCCTCTACAACAGCGCGGGCCAGTGGCGCGTGTTTCTCACACCAGACGGCCGGCTCTCACTCGGCTCGAAGGACGCGACCAAGGGCGTCGCGCGCAACGGCGACAAGGTCAAGATCACAGCGGCGGCCCTGAACACCGCGTTCAACCCGGGCACAGGTGGCGCGTCGTTCACCCACGATGCTGAAGGCACCATCGTCGAAGGCTCCACGAACACCTTCGCGGCGGACGGGTAGATGCTGCGACTTTCCTTCGACAACAAGCGCGGCTTCGCGGACCTCGTTCGGCTGCCGACGGGCGCGTTCGATACCGACGACGGACTGGAGACGGCGGTCATCGCGTCGGTCTTCACGGACCGCGCGGCCGAGCCGGGCGAGGGCGACGAAGGCAGCATGCGCCGCGGCTGGTGGGCGGACCTGTTCGCCGCGACGTCGGCGCAGAAGCTGGGCTCGCGCATCTGGCTGCTCCGTCGGAGCACGCTCTCCAACGCCGTGCTGCTCCTCCTGCAGACCTACGCGGCCGAGGCGCTGCAGTGGCTGGTCGACGACAAGGTGGCGAAGGGCATCACCTGCGTTGCGACGCGCGTGTCGAGCACTGCGGCGCAGCTCACCATCACCATCGAGCGGCCGAACGAGCCGTCGCCCTGGTCACGTTCGTACGAGGTGCCCTTTGGCAGTCAGTAGACCGACCCTCGGCGAGATCGTCTCGCGCGTGCAGGGCGACATCAACGGCAAGCTGGAGGGCGTGAGCGCGCGCCTGCGGTGGAAGTCGGAGACCGTCCTCGGCTACGCGCTTGCCGGCCTGTCGCACCTGCTCTTCGGGCGCATCGACTGGCTCTCGAAGCAGATCATCCCGAACCCGGAGATGGACGACGAGTTCGCGGACAAGTGGGCCGCGATGGAGTTCTCCGAGCCGGATGATCTGCTCATCGGCATTCCGCCGGGACGGAAGCCGGCGTCGCCCGCCGAGGGCAACCTTCAGATCACGGGCACGACGAGCGCGCACCTGGACGCCGGAAGCGAGGTCATCCGCGTGCGCGACGGCGCCGTCTTCACCACGGACGCTTCGTACACGTGGGGCAGCAACGCGACGGTCGCCATCGCTGTCACCGCGAAGGTCGGAGGCGAAGCGGGCAACACCGACGCGGGCGAGAAGTTTCTCATCTCGAACCCTGTCGCCGGCATCCAGAGCAGCTGCACGGTTGGGACAGGCGGCCTCACCGGAGGAACCGAACGAGAGAGCACGCCCGCGCTGGTCGACCGCATCAACGCGCGCATCCAGACGCCGCAGCGGTCGGGCGCTCCCGGCGACTATGCGCAGTGGGCGAAGCGAGTACCGGGCGTCACTCGAGCGTGGGAGGTCGCGCGCGCCGCTGGGCCCGGGACCGTGTACGTGTACATCCTGAGCGACTCGAACAGTGGCATCGCGGCGAGCGACGAGCTGGTGGCCACGACGCAGGCGTACCTGGAGACGAAGCGGCCGGTGACCGCGAAGGGCGTCACCGTCTTCTCCGGCCTCGGTCACGCCATCAACCTGACCATCCACCTGGTGAACGACACCACCGCGAACCGCAACGCGGTCCTCGCCGAGCTGAACGACCTGCTGTTGCTCGCGGGCACGGGCGACCAGCAGAGCGTCTCGCGCCAGGACCTGCTCGACGCCATCCGCGCGGCGGCCGCCGGCTCGCTCTCGGTGCCGAGCGGCGACGTCTCACTCCTTCCGGGCGAGGCCGCGACCATCGGCACCGTCACGTGGGTCTGAGATGACCATCTATCTCGGCTTCACAACGAGCGGCATTCGCGCGGCGCTGCACGCGCTGCTTCCCGACGGCGGCGCTCCTCGCTACATCGGCCTGCTGTCGGACTTCGGCGATGCCAGCGATGGCAGCGACGCGACGGAGGCCGCGGTGACACGCGCGCCAGTGTCCGCCTGGACGGACATCTCCCCGGAGATCAACGGCGACACGCTGGCGGCCACCACGAACACGAACGACGTGACCTTCGACGCCGTGGCGGGCGACGTCGCGGTGAAGGGACACGCGCTGTACGCGGCCGCGTCGGGCGGCGAGCCGCTGGCTGTGGGCATCCTGCTCGGCGAGGACGGCACGCCGGTCGACGTGGTGAACGTCACCACGGGGAACCAACCGCAGTTCGCCGCGGGGACGTTGCTCTACGCGCTCTCGCGGATGGCGGCGGGCTAAATGGCCATCGTTCCGCTCAGTGGTGGGCTCCTCGTTCCGTCGATGGTGGGCGGCCAGCTCGGCGTCGCCGCGCCGACGTACATGGGCCGGCTCACGGCCGAGGGACAGGCGCTGCAGGACCTGCTGCCTCCAGGGCTCGCCTGGACGCGCGACCGCTGGGCCGTGCTCACGCGACTGCTCGACGCGCTGTCGATGGAGTTCACGCGCGTGAACTCGAAGCTCGCCTCCGTGCAGAAGGAGTTCCTGCCGGCGTCGGCGACGGAGCTGCTGCCGGAGTGGGCGGCGCTCGTCGGCTGGACCGCGCCGCTGCCCGAAGACATCGTCCAGTCGCGCAAGGTCATCGTGCGGAAGTTCGTGGCTACCGCGCAGCACAGCCTCCCCTTCTGGACCGCGTTGGCGGCCGACCTCGGCTACGCCATCACGATTCATGAGTACCAGGCGTTCGTCGCGGGCTCGCCCTGCGGCGACCCGCTGTCTCAGGAACCGTGGTGCTGGGTCTGGGAAGTGACCACGGCCTCGGGCTCGCAGAACGCACTGCTCGAAGCGACCTTCCGCGCGCTCGCGCAGGAACACACCGCGATCCGCTTCTTCTACTCGGTCTGAGGTTTCTCAATGCATCGCATCGACACCAGCACCAAAGCCGCGAACCTCTTCGGCACCGGGAAGCACGGCTACACGCTGGGCAATCCTCCGCCGGCCGATCCGGTGGTGCCGGCGACGGCGACCAGCGCCGACCAGTTCAACGCCGTGCAGGAGGAGCTGGCGCGGCCCATCGAGCTGTCGGGTCGCACGCTGGAGAAGCCGAACAACTCCCAGCTCGCGGCGTCGCTGCGCGACTACTACGAAGCGAACTGGGACGTGCAGGAGACGGACGTGTCGAACGACATCCGCGCCGTCTTCTTCCAGCCGGGCAAGCGGTGGCTCGCGGTGATGGACGACGGCAACGTGCTGCGCAGCCTGGACGGCTACGCGTGGACGCGGCCGACGATCATCTACTCCGACAAGTACGGGCCCGCGACGGTCGCGGCGTCGGTGGTCACGCCCGACTCGACGCCGAGCCCGGCGTGGACCACGAACCAGTACGCGGGGAAGTACTTCATCGACTCCGACGGCGACCGGTTCTTCATCACGGCGAACGACGCGACGACGTTGACGGTCGACGGCACGCCGCACGCGGGCTCCAACAGCTTCTGGGCCATCGTCCAGGCGCATCCGGTGGGCGCGGCGCTGAACGACGTCGTGGGCGCCGTGCCCAGCTCGGCCAACGAGCTGCTCGCGGTGGGCGAGGGCGGCCGCGTCTTCCGGTCGCTGGACAACGGCGCCACGTGGACGACTGCGGCGACCGTGCTGGCCGACGAGTTCACAGTGGGCAAGGGCGACGTCGCCGGCTCCGTCTTCACGCCGGAGTTCTCTGCGACGTGGACGCTGAACCAGTTCGTGGGGAAGTACTTCGTCGACCGCGACGGCGCGATGTTCATCATCGTGGCGAACGACGCCGACACGCTCACGGTCACCGGCTCGCCGGCATCCGGCACGAACCACACGTGGCAGGTGGTGACGCCGGTCACGACGAAGCTGCTGCGCGCGGCGCTCATCTCGCCGAATGCCGGTGCGTTCGCGGTGGGTGAGAACAAGGCGCTCTACTACAGCGCGGACCGCGCGACGTGGGCGGCCTTGACGATTCCGACGCTGGTCGATGCGTTCGCGAAGAACATCGTCGCGCTCGCGCACAACTACCCGGGCTCCGGGCTGGTCACCGACGCGCATCACATCCTCATGGTGAACCAGGCGTCGAGCGGTGGCGCCGACGGCTTCCTGCTCGGGCCCATCACGACGGACACGACACTCTTCCTGTCGCACCTCGCCTTCCTCTCCGCGCCGTCGGGCTTCATCCCGGCGTCGGTCACATGGTCGGGGCTGCTGCAGAAGTGGGTCTGCGTCGGTGACGTGACCGGCAAGGTCTACACCGCGGACCACGACCTCTCCGCAGGCTGGACGCTGCAGGCGACCCTCGGCGCGCGCCTCACGAAGGTGGTGTGCGGCAACGGCGGCCTGCTGCTCGCGTCGGGCCCGAACGGCGTCGTCTTCACCAGCGTGGACGGCGTGACGTGGAAGCAGCGCGTCGTCTCCACGACGTCCGACATTCTCACGGCCGCGTGGGGCGGCACTGGCTTCTGGGTTGTGGCTGGCGAGTCGGGCGCGCTCGCGACCTGCTTCCGCCTGTAGGAGACGACCATGCATCGCATCGACTCAGAGACGCGCTTCGTCGACCTCTTCGGACCGGGGAAGGATGGCTTCAGCGCGGTGCGCGTACGCGAGGCCAAAGGCCCGACGCTCCTCACGGTGCCGTGGATGAACGCGGTGCACGAGGAACTCTGCAACGCGCTCGAACTCAACGGCGTCACGCTCGACAAGGCGAACAACTCTCAGCTCGCGTCGCTGCTCGTCGACCGTGTGCTGGGGAACTGGCAGAAGGCAAACGCCAGCGGCCCGACGAGCTTTCAGCCCACGGGCATCGCGTACGATCCGACGGTGGCCAGCGGCCGCCCCTTCGGGCTCTGGACCATGGTCGGCCTCAGCGGGAAGTTCGCGACGTCGACCAACGGCAAGGACTTCACCGAACGCGCGTTCGACACGGACCCCACGAACGACTACCGGGCCATCGCGTTCGCTCCCGGCGTCGGCTGGTGCGCGGTGGGTTCGAACGACTCCGGCTCGCCGCGGGTGCCCATCGCTGCGTACTCGGCCGACGGAGAGACGTGGACCACCGGCATCAACGCCGACGACATCTGGGGCAGCTCTGGCCTGTCCGCGGTCGTGCGCGACACCGTTCACAACGTCTGGCTCGCGGTGGGTCAGCAGGGGCTCGCGCAGCGTTCGGCGGACGGCGCGACGTGGAGTTCGCACAGCGGCATCGGCACGGGCCGCATCACGGGCATCGACCTCACCGGCGTCGCGGTCAACGCTGCAGGGCTCGCCGTCCTCTCAGGGCAGTACCTCGCCACCAGCTCCGTCACGCTCCACTCCAGCGACGGCGGGCTGCACTGGACGGGCTCCGGAGGCACGGGCAGCCCCATCAGCGGCGGCCAGTGGGCCATCGCCTGCGACGGGACGACGTTCATCCGCGTGGGCGGCTCACACGCCTACGCGTCGACCGACGGCGCGACCTGGACGGACATCAGCAGCGGCCTCAACTCCTCCGTGGACCTGCGGACCATCGCGGTGTACGGCGCGCAGTGGGCCCCGATGTGGGTCGCTGGCGGCGTACCCAGTGACACCACCTCGGCCCTCTGGACTCGGTCGGGCACGAACGGCTGGAAGCAGCGGTTCATCAAGGGCGCACCGACGGGCGTGGCC